TTTGATGGACGACATGGCAGAGAAGGTTGCGATGGTCACCGACCGGATTGACCGGGAAGCCACCGCCGCCGCCAACAATGCCGAGGCGGCTGAACACCTCAAAGCCTACCGTGAAAGCAGAGCCAAGCACGGCTACAGCGAAGAAGAACTGCACGAGATGCGGGCAGCCTTTGGAGCCGGCACCACGGTTACGGACATCATCACCGGAAAGAAAATCAAGCTCTAAACCACAACGGCAGAGGACAACCCCGGAAGGGGCTGTCGCTCGTTATGCCTTGTGGTTATTTTTGTAGTTTTTTCAAAAGCCCGTGGAAAGTAAGTACCAATCTAATCTTGCCCGAGGTCAAAGGATACACCTCGACATTGCTGGCAAAGCGGATGGCTCTTGCAAGCCACCGGCAGTTTTCAAATTCCAACTGCTCTGCTTCAATACAGATGCTTCCCATACTACTGAAAGGTTCGTGTATCTCGTGAGAGATCTGCATATCTGTACCGGCAACTAGCTTTTGCAGAACATTGTGAGAAAGTTGAAATTGCTGATACCGGACGGGGTTAATAATATGCGGTTGCTGCTCGTCCTCCAGAATTCACTGACCAATGCAATCCAGGAGAGCTTCCATTTCACTGCTAAAATTTTCACTGTCCATATTCGTTCCTCCTATTAGTACATAATTTCTGCGAACACACTGATGATTAGATACAACACTCCAAGGATCAGCAGTGGGGTCACATTCTTGTTGCAGATGGCTTCAATAAATGCCCACACAATGATTGCTGCGATGGCTCCCATTTGTTACACCTCCTTATCGAAAACCGCCCACAACGTGGACGGGGTAGTTTACTCTCCGATGCCCTTTGAGGGCATGGAGATTGTCACCCATAGTTGACTGCCAACCCCAGTACGGGTCTTGGCGGCGCTCCTTCGCACGGGCAATGCATCGCTTGCACCGGATAGGATTTGCCCAGCCCCGCTTGCGAAACCAAGCTTGCTTCTCTTCGGAAAAACCGAACACCCGAGTACAATCTTTACACTGAATAATTATCATCTAAAACACTCCTTTATTTTTTAAGGGGCGAACCCCTTTTGAATACAAAACGCTGGCGTACCTCCAAACCACAAAAGGTACGCCAGCAAAAGCCTACAGCCGAGGAAAACACAACAAAAACTCGGCTGTTTCAATTGTTCTCACCCTAAACCGCAAAGGGTGTACCCTTAACCGCAAAGGGGGGTACAGTATTAACCGCAAAGGGTCTACACACTTAACCGCAACCCTCCGAACACTTTATACCGCAAAGGGGTAACCTCTCCGGTTATACACCACAAGGTCTTAACCTCCTTCTGTTATATACCGTAAAGGGGGCTACAGTGTACACCGCAAAGGTACAACCCTCTCTGCTATATACCGCAAACCCCCCTCCGTATTTTTGCTGTTTTTTGCCCTTTTTTGAAAAAATAAAAAATTTTTATTTCGGGAGGTGATCGCATATCAGAAAACTGAAAAAGTACAAGCCAACCCGATTTATGGCGAAAGGCTCCTACTACGATAAGACAGCTGCTGATTATGCGGTCAGCTTCATCGAATGTCTGTGCCACACGAAAGGTACCTGGGCAAGAAAGCCTTTCGAGCTTATCGATTGGCAGGAGCAAATCATCCGGGATGTGTTTGGCACACTGAAGCCGAATGGCTACCGGCAGTTCAATACTGCCTACATCGAGATACCAAAAAAGCAAGGCAAATCCGAGCTGGCTGCTGCGGTTGCCTTGCTTTTGACATGTGGCGATAACGAAGAACGTGCTGAAGTCTATGGCTGTGCTGCAGACCGCCAACAGGCATCCATCGTATTCAATGTGGCTGCCGATATGGTACGAATGTGTCCGGCACTTTCTAAACGAGTCAAGATTCTGGATTCTCAAAAGCGACTTATCTATCAACCCACCGGAAGCATCTACCAGGTGCTTTCTGCGGATGTGGGTAACAAGCACGGCTTTAATACCCACGGCGTTGTCTTTGATGAGTTGCATACCCAGCCTAACCGGAAGCTCTTTGATGTTATGACTAAAGGCTCCGGTGATGCCCGTATGCAACCACTGTACTTTCTAATCACCACGGCCGGTAATGACACCAAGTCCATCTGCTATGAGGTTCACCAAAAAGCCAAGGACATCATTGATGGTAGAAAAATCGACCATACCTTCTATCCCGTTATTTACGGTGCAGATGAGGAAGACGACTGGACAAGCCCCAAGACCTGGAAGAAGGCAAACCCATCCCTTGGAATCACGGTTGACATTGATAAAGTCCGGGATGCCTGCGAGTCTGCCAAGCAAAACCCCGGTGAAGAGAATGCCTTTCGGCAGCTCCGCCTAAACCAATGGGTCAAGCAGGCTGTTCGTTGGATGCCTATGGAGAAATGGGACAAATGTGCCTTCGCTGTCAATGAGGATCAGCTGGAAGGTCGTGTCTGCTACGGTGGTCTTGACCTTTCCTCCACTACGGACATCACAGCATTTGTGCTGGTGTTTCCTCCCGGCGATGAAGATGACAAATATATTATTTTGCCTTACTTCTGGATACCGGAGGACAACATAGATCTGCGTGTCCGGAGAGACCACGTGCCATACGATGTATGGGAGCGTCAAGGCTTTCTACAGACCACGGAGGGCAATGTTGTCCATTACGGATACATTGAGAAGTTTATAGAACAGCTCGGTGAGAAGTATAACATCCGGGAGATCGCCTATGACCGGTGGGGTGCGGTGCAGATGAGCCAAAACCTGGATGCTGCCGGTTTCACCATTGTGCCTTTCGGTCAAGGCTTTAAGGATATGAGTCCCCCGACAAAAGAGCTTATGAAGCTTGTACTGGAGGGGAAAGTCGCCCACGGAGGTCACCCGGTTCTCCGCTGGATGATGGACAACATATTCATCCGGACTGATCCGGCCGGAAACATCAAACCGGATAAGGAAAAATCCACAGAAAAGATTGACGGTGCGGTGGCTACCATTATGGCTTTGGATCGTGCAATCCGCTGTGGCAATGATGATAGTGCTTCGGTCTATGACAGCCGAGGCATTTTGTTTTTGTAAAGGATGATGGACGCATGATTGAAATAAACGTAACTAAGGCGGACGCTGCCGCCGCCAATTTGGAAACGCTGACAAGCGGAATGGTGAACGCCATTTTTCTGCATTTCACTTTTTCGGAAGAGTGGTCGGCACTCAGTAAGGTAGCAATCTTCACCAACGGAAATACCACCATCGACCTTTTGGAAGCAGAATGGGCATCGGAGGATACCTGCGTTGTACCTCCCGAAATTCTCGCACTTCCCGGTAAGACGGTCAAGGTTGGCTTGCGTGGATATTCCGAAGATGGAACGGTTGTGCTTCCCACAACGATGTGCAGTTTGGGAGCAGTAAAACCCGGTCCTCTTCCAGCGGTGGACAAAACCCCTCCACCGACTCCAGCGGTATGGGAGCAGTTGCAGACACAGATGGCAAAGGTGGAGCAAAAACTTGTGCCGTGTTATACAACCTTAGAAAAACGCCAGAACCCTGACGATGCTGCTTCACACATCTTGAGGATTTCCCTTCACGGTGTTGATTTCAAGGTGGGATCGACCGCAATCTATGTGTATCAGTGTATGCGAAGACGGAGCCGGTCTACCTACTGGCGTCACCCGAGCAACTGGAATGAGGAGCCGGGTGAAGGTGTGTGCAAACTAGGATATGGGCAACTGGCCACCCACGCCTACGGCAATGGCGAAGGTGTCTATGCTGTCAATTATCCCGAAGTACCGGAATGGATGCCGAATGACGGATATCTGAAAACAGTAATGTCTTTGCATATAAGGCATATCAGGCAGGGTCATTATGATTTGGATTTGACAACCTGGCTGTTACCGCTATTAAAACCGACCAACGAAGAGATGGACTGGCAGAAATGTGGAATGATCGGCATCCAGGGTGATGGCACGGTCGCCCCACTTCTGTTTAAGTTTTGCGTGGTTGTGGATGGTCAGGTCGTTGGTGAGTCTAAAAACATTTTAGCGGTCGGCTTACGGGGTGGCTCTGTGGAAACATCACCGCTGAACGACAATCAGACCATAAGACCCGGCGCACTATACACATCAATTCGTTAAGATTTTGGAGCAGTCATTCAGTATGAGAATACCCTCTCCCCCGAGAGGGTGTTGTCACCCGGTTCGCCCATTGTGCGGAGTGGTTGAATGCTCCTCTAAAAAAATATTAGGAGGTTATTAAATGGGTATCTTTTCTGGCCTGTTCCGTAGTAGGGACAAGCCTCAAAACAGAACTGCAGGTAGTACCTACAGTTTCTTCCTTGGCAATAGCACTTCCGGAAAACAGGTCACAGAACGCTCTGCGATGCAGATGACGGCGGTGTATTCCTGTGTCCGTATTCTGGCAGAAGCGGTTGCTGGCTTGCCCCTGCACCTTTACCGCTACACCGAAGCCGGTGGCAAGGAGAAGGCGTTGGATCATCCGTTGTACAGATTGCTCCACGATGAGCCGAATCCGGAAATGAGTTCCTTTGTTTTCCGGGAAACGCTGATGACCCACCTTTTGCTGTGGGGCAATGCCTACTCTCAAATTATCCGCAACGGCAAGGGCGAGGTAATCGCCTTATATCCGCTGATGCCCAACCGCATGACTGTGGACAGAGACGATTCCGGACAGCTTTATTACCAGTACACAACCGTACCGGAGGAGGCACCTACGATGGAAGGAACGACCGTGGATCTGCACCCTAGCGATGTGTTGCACATCCCCGGACTCGGCTTTGACGGTCTCGTTGGCTACAGCCCCATTGCTATGGCAAAGAACTCCATCGGTATGGCGATTGCCTGTGAGGAGTATGGAGCCAAATTTTTCGCCAATGGTGCAGCTCCCGGCGGCGTACTGGAACACCCCGGCACAATCAAAGACCCACAGCGT